TAAAGTTTTATGAAAAAGAATTCAATATTAATCCACTCAGTTGGGGAAAGAAAAAAAGAAAATGAATGAAGATTATAAAGACTACTTAATAATAATAGGCTTTTTACTAGTTGTTCTTGGAGGCATAGTATGGCTAGGGACTTAAATGTAAATGAAAATTCAAGTATGAGTATATCGCTCCCTATGATTATACAGGCAGTAACCTTTATAGTTATGTTGGTTTGGGGGTACTCACAACTAAATGCTAGAATATCATTTCTAGAGTATCAGGTTGCAATGAATGAGGAGCATATTATTGATTTAGAAGAAGACGCTGAAGCGAATCAAGATGCAGAAATTCCCGCTGATATTAGACAGAATGAAAGAATTAGTGTTTTAGAGGATGAAGTATTGAGGTTGAGAGATGGGAGATAATGTAATATGGCAACCCCACGAGGGACAACAGACCCTAGCCTTATCAACAGATGCCTATGTGATTGCATATGGTGGTGCTAGAGGTGGTGGTAAAACTGATTGCGGTCTTGCGTGGCTTATTGAACCGCAGTACCTTGATAATCCGCAATATAGAGCCTTGGTCTTACGTAGAAACTACGATGACCTACGTGATTGGATTGATAGGGCTAAGTTTTTTTATCGTTTCCTTGGTTGTAATACTGTTGGTAACCCTACCGAGTTTCGTTTTCCAAGCGGTGCTAAAATTAGGACAGGACACTTATCGGAAGATTCAGCGTTCCAAAAATACCTAGGACATCAGTACCATAAGCTACTAATTGAAGAGGCTACACTTATACCAAATGAGCTTGATTTTGAGCGTGTTGCATCGGCAGTTCGTTCGCCTCATCCTGAGCTCCCACCGAGGATTTTCTTGACGACAAACCCTGGCGGGGCGGGTCATAAATGGTTCAAAGATCGCTTTGTAAAATCGCCCAATGAGGTCGTTCAAGGAAAGGACGGACGCACCCAATGTTTCATACCCGCTAAGATATATGACAACCCTACTTTAATAAAGGCTGACCCCGATTATGTTAAACAACTAGAGTCTTTGCCTGATGAATTAAGACGTATGTGGCTTGATGGCGATTGGGACGTATTCCAAGGGATGTACTTTGATACATTTAAAAGAGATGTGCATGTTATTAAACCAATAGAGATACCTGATTCATGGTATAGGTATAGAGCAATTGACTATGGATATCGTGCCCCCTTTGCTTGTCTTTGGTTAGCAGTTGATTACGATCAGAATGTATACGTATATCGTGAGCACTATGAGGCGGGTAAAGATTTACATCATCACATTAATACAATTAAGGAACTTTCAGGCGATGAAGATTACATGGCTACTATTATTGACCCATCTACTTATATATCTAATCCACAGAATACGAACCGCTCCGACGTTACCGCTCCATCAAATAAGTCCATTGCAGATATATTATTATTTAATGGCATTCCTACTATCCGTGCTAATAATAATCGTATGTCAGGATGGAATCTTGTAAGGGAATACCTACAGGAAAAAAATAAAGAGGATGCAAAAGGAGGCAACCTTAGAATCTTTGAGAATTGTAATAACCTAATAGATGAATTTACTACCGCAATCTATGATAAGCATAGAGTTGAGGATTTAGATACAAAGGGAAGTGACCATGCCTTGGATAGTTTGCGTTATGGTCTGATGCATCTAGGTAAACCTCATTTAGTAAAGGAAAAAACTTGGTTCGAAAAAGAATTAGACATGTTACAGAGTGGCGAACTTGAATATAAAGGTATAGCTTGAAATATGTATTAAAAGATAACGAGTGGATTCCCGAACCTGATTCAGTAGACGCAGAAGATCGATTTCCTGTTCTAAAAAAGATAAAGCACCAACCTAAGTATGTCAAAAAGCAGTTTGAAATAGCTTGGAATGAGATATTTATGCTTAGAATGATAGTTGAAATGCGTTCTCCTGATGAATTCTACCACGATGTACTACCCGATTTACTAATTGCAAAGGCTTAAAATGGACTCATATAGAGGAAGTAACCCCAAAGACTACACCCCATCAAAGGAAGATAAGGCATTGATGGAAAAAGTGTATGCTATGTTTGAATTATCTAAGGATAGTAAACAGGAAATGTATAAAGAATGGAGAGAATCCGAGGCTTTATATCAAGGACACCATTGGGAGGGTATGAAAGTACCTCAATTTAAAAACAAGATGACTATTGACCTGATTGGTTCGGCTATTGATACTATGATACCTATATTGAATAGTAGACCGCCTAAATTGGACGTATTAGCCGTTGGAAACGATCCCCTTGATTACTCCTTATCTGAAACACTTCAAGCCGTTATGGACGAATTTTGGCAGTTGCGTTGTATGCAGAACCTAGTGAGCGAATTATTACAAGATTATCTAGTTTATGGAACGGGTATTTTAAAGGTGCATTATAATCCATATGATGACTTACCTGATTGCGACATTGTAGACCCATATAGTTTCTTTATTAACCCATCTGCTACAAAACTTGAGAATGCAGAGTGGGTAATCTATGCAAGTCCGACCCCATTATATGAAATACGAAAGATGTTTCCTGAAAAAGGGCAGTATGTAATGCCTGATAAGGAACTAGAGCAGTATAGAGCTCAAAGACAAAAGCAAAATAACCCAATGGGTTACGATAGCTATGTACATATAGGCGATGGGGCGAGTAAGGGCGAATTATACAGGAGTAAGTCACAATCATACAGGGATAAAGAGGAATCAGTACTACTTATTGAGTGCTATATGCGTGATAACTCAAAAGAATATGTTTCTTACGTAGATGGCGAGGAAATTGATGATAAGGATAAAGGTAGGGGCATTGATGGTATGCGTAAGGTATGCATGGCGGGTAATGTTGTACTATTTGATGGTAGAACTAAGTATCCATTCTTTAATAAAGACAATCATATATCTCATCCTTTCCCATTTGTATCAGTTAAGAACATGGGTTCAGCACATGAGTTTTGGGGCAGACCTGAACCTCGCAGATTAAAGCATTTAAATCTAGCACTAGATAGAATAGCATCTCAGGTTATGGATAACGTCCATTTAATGGCTAATCCGATGTGGGTTGTAGACCAAACTGCGGACGTTCAAGACCAAATAAACAATAAGCCAGGGAGTGTCATTCGTAAGAGGGGAGCGGGGCAAGTTTCTATGCAAAGTCCCGCAAGTATGCCGAGCTATGTTTTCAATTTATATAGCATATTATTAGATATGTTTGAGACTGTTTCAGGTGTCAATAAATCTACTCAAGGTAAGGCTGACACTAATGTAACATCAGGTATTCAGGCATCAATACTTCAAAAGGCTAGTAGTTCAAAGATTGATTATAAAGCTAGGACTATAGAAATGGCTCTAGCACAACTAGGAAACATGTGGCTTACCATGTTTAAGAACCTAGGAACAAAATTTATAAACGTACCCTATCAGCACTCCACGGGAAGAATGGAATATAGACAAGTCATTGGCTTGATATTTAAGGATAAGGAAACGATGGTTAGAGTGCGGGTAGGGTCGATGCTACCTGAGAACAGACAGTTCAATGAGAACAAGATTATGCAGTTAGCACAGATGGGTATTATAAAAGACCCAATGTATATCGTACAAAATTTGGATATGCCACAAAAAGAGGCATTGATTTCGAAAATGATGGAAGAGGCAGAAGCTCTAGCAGAGCAACAAAGGGCGATGGCAGAAGAAGTTCAGGGGAGTCCTCCCGATCTTAGCAGATTTGGCGGTTCTCCTGAGGAGATTCAAAGAAACCTACAGAGCAACCCTGATTTAATGAGGGATGCGAGTGAAATATCCTAATGTTGGGAGCGGAACTGAATCTAAATTGGAGAAATTATGAGTGAAGAGAAACAATACTTAGAAGACTCAAACTTTGATGGAGTCAGAATTGACGCGGACACCTTAGCGTCGCTCTACGTTCAGGATGAACCTGAAGAAAAGACCGATGTAAAGGTAGAAGACCAAAGTGAGAGCAACAGACAGGAGACGGCTGAAGAAAACGTCCAAGTGACTCAAGATGAGCAACCAAAGGATGAAGAAGAAATAGTCTCAGCAGAGAGTTCATTTATCAAAATAGGAGATAACGAATATTCTGAGAATGAACTGAATCTCGCTCTTGAAGCCTTAAACAACAGGAATGATTGGCAGAGAAGTAATACCCAAAAAGCTCAGGAAATTGCGGACGAAAGGAGATATCTAGATGGCATTATAGCTACGTTGGATAGTGTCCTTGAAGACGATGAATTGAGAGAGACTTTGGGTACTGAACATCAACTGTATAAGGCTATCTCAGAGTATGAGATGTCGCCCGAAGAAGAGCAAGACGCTATTGTAGAGGCAGAGCAAGAAGTTGAAACTGATAGATTAGCTCAACTAGAAGATAAGTTGGTTATGATGGAAACCGAAAAAGAGGTTGACCGAGAAATTGCTGACTTAGTTACAAAGCATCCTGAACTAAATGAGGATGCCATTACTGAAGTGATGAATGTAGCAGTTGAGAAAAACCTTAATCTTGAAGACGCATACATCTTTGCGAATGCAACTATTAACGGAGAGTCGGCACTTAAGAAAGCGATTGAGAGTGTTAGGAAAGCAGAAGAGTTGAAAGCTCAACCTGAAGTCAGCGGTATAAATAGGGGTTCAAATGAAGAACCAATTCCATTGGGAAAAAGCTACGACGACATTGAGGACATTCTTCTTAATTCTAAGCACTACGAATTGTTTAAATAGGAATAAAAAGGAAAACGCAAAATGGCATTAGACGTATCAAACGTAGATTATAGTACGCTGAATGCTTTGACGAAAGAACAGTACATTCCTACTTTGGTTGATAATATCAAAAAGAAGTCTGTTTTATTGTCGAAGTTTTTAAGCTCTAGTAAGCCTAATGCATCAGGTAAGAAGATTGTAGTTCCTATAGAATACGCAGACGCTAACTCTAGCAGTTACGGATTCTATTCGAAGTATGATGACCTTGGTGTATATCCTGATGAGTTCGCAAAGCAAGTGTCCTACGATTGGTCACAGGCACACGCAAGTGTAGCGATCTCAGGATTTGAGGAAAGAGTAAATGATAACCCTGAGAAGTTAGTAGACTTACTATCTTCTAAGATGAAGTCCGCTGAGAAGTCTTTAATGAAGTTCTTTTCAGGTGTTCTTTATGGGTCTACCGCAGAGGCGGGATTCAATGACTTGAAGTCAATTGCAAGTCAGAGTTCTAAATTAGGTGGTATTACTCCTGATGCAGATAATACTTCAGGTTCTCTTGAAGCAATATGGAAAGGTGCTTTTGACACATCTAAGGCAACTGACATTAACGCAGTTGATTCTAGTTCATCTTATGGTAATGCTCTTTTCGATAATTTTTCTGTAATTATCGATGAGATTCTAAGAGAGGCTTTTGAGGTCTTTCATAGAGATTCAGGTGAGCAACCTAAAATGATAATCGTACCTCAGATTGTTGCAGACGCATATGAACAACATCTTAGCGATAAGAAGAGAGCTCCAAGTATGGCATCTTCTGAAGTTGCAGATGCGGGTTTCAGCGGATTCAAGTATCGTGGTTTAGACATGCTAGTCGACCCATCTTGTCCCGCGGGAGAAATGTTCTTCATCAATGATGAGTACCTAAAAATGATTCACAATAGAAAGGCTAACTTTTCCTTTACAGGATTCCGTCAGCCTGTGACTCAGGACGCTAAAGTTGGTCACATCCTTTGGATGGGTCAGCTTATCTGTACTAACAGAGCAAAAGCAGTAGGTCGTATCAGCGGTTTACCGACTGATTACTCAACTGTATCAGAAGAACCCTCAGAATAGGTAAGTAAATAATTAGGGGGGTGGCAACACCCCTCTGATTTACGATTATGACGATAGCAGATATAAAAAACCATGTCCAACTAAGATTGGAAGACCCATCAGGGAACGTATATACCTTACCTGATATCACAAGGGCAATAGATTCCGCATTACAAAAGATACCCGCTTTATTAGATAAGCAGTATTTATCAAGACTTTTACACCAACAACAGATTTCAACAGGTACTAGTGATTCTAGTACAACTCAAACTGCTGATAATTATTTAAGTGACGGCTCATTCTTATTAGAAGATTTAACGAACTCTAATAAAATATCAGGTCAGTATGGATATGAGTTAGCTTACGATCAAATAGAATCAGCCTTTTTGATACCAAATAGCATAGCTAACCTAGGAGCAAGTATTACGGAAAGCATAGTTTGGATACATATAACAGACCAACTAGGAAGATATGAGCTAGAGAATAGCTATATGTATACACCAAATGGCGACTCCCCTGTCTTTGTTAGGTCAGGTGGAAATGGCGGTACAGGCAGTAAGGAAGTAGAATATCAGATACTTCCTGTAGATTTATTTAAGTACGGAAAGATATTTGTCATGTATTATATGAAACCTCCAAAGGTTTCTAATATAAGTACAAGAGAGCCTGAGATTTCAAGCGTGGCACATGAGGCATTAGTTTATTTTGCGGTAAGTGAATTACTAGCATCAGATGGAGATATGAATAGAAGTAACGCTATGTATCAAAGAGCGTCGGATATTGTAGCTACTTTAAATGCAAAGGTTTCTAATATGGATGTAACGAAAAAGCAGAGTCAGATATGACATGGTCGCAATTAGTTGATAGAGTAGTATTACAGTTTGGTACTAATCCTCATAATAAAGCATTAGCTAGAAAATTTTTAGAAGAGGCTGAAAGAGATTTAGCCTTTCATACAAAGTGCCTAGTCAGGGATAAATCAATCGTGGTCAATGAAGAAGATAATTACTTCGAGCTACCTAATGATTTCTTAGAATTAAAGTCTGCCGTTCTTTATGATGAAAAGACTTTAGAACCTTATAGGAATCAGATACCTAGGATTAAGTTTGATGGGACTAATGTAAAAGGCACACCCCAATACTACACGCTGACCTCCAATCAGATTATATTAGTCCCACACCCTGAAAGTGCGGGTTTAGTGAACTTTCAATATATAGCTCAACCTGTTAATACTGAAAAGGGCGAAGAGTATGTTAAAATAAACTACAAGAATCTTGATAATGGATTCTTTCAGGTAGGCGATAAGATAAAGGGTGCTACTAGTCAGGCAACGGGGATCGTCCATAGGGATGTAAATGACCTAAAAACAGGAACGCTTATTTTAAAAGATTACACACCTTATGTGGCAGAGAGTACAACAACTCATCTTCAGCAAAATGAAACCATTCATGTTCTTGACGATGCGTATCAATTAGCTCAAGTTTCAGGTAGTTATACATTCGCACAATTAGAATCAAGTTGGGATACGTTTGGATTATCAGCAAGAGCTACAACTTCAAGCGTAAGGGTAGATTGGAATGATGATGATGTAAACAAACCTGAGATTCCTGATATATATCATTTATACTTAGTCGATTATGCTAAGAGTACAATAGCTGAGAACGAGAAAGAATTTGAATTAGCTGATAGATATATGGCTAGATACCAACAAAACAGAGAGCTAGTCAGAAGTCAGATAAGTGGCAAAGGTACAGGCTCAGGAACAATGACAGTTGCAGATATGAGCGTGAGAGATGCTTACTTATGAGTTTAATAAAAGTTCCAATTTTTTCAGGATTAGTTACTAATAATGACCCTGAAGACCTCCGTGCGGATTTAACTCCTGATACGCAAAACTTTGATATTAGCCAATCGGGTGTTCTTAAACGTAGAGATGCGTCTCAATTGGTATCCCAAGAAGATGACAGAGGTGTAAATAGTGCCTATCTTTGGTCAAATAATAAACTACCAAATGAATATGAATGGATTGCTTATTGTAAACAAAGGGGTATCATTTATAGAAAATCTTACTTGTGGGTCAGTATACCGACAGATAGTTATGATGGACTTATGGCTCAGTTCGACTCTTCTCATGCTCCACAGGTTAATACGAACGAGCCTTTCTCTACATATCTAAAGATATTACCTGACCCACTTCCTGATTCTTTAACATTTACCGCTATAGGTAATTTGCTATTTGTGAATACAGGAGCGACTCATTCTCCATATATTATATATAGAAAGAAAGATGAAAAGCATTTCGGAGAGTTAATTACTGTTGATGATGCTACATATATAGAACCTTATTTCAGGGATTACCCAAAAACTTTTACCACTTCTGTTGCTACTAATACAACAGGAGGTACATTAGCTAATGGAGTTTATCAATATAATGTAGCTCCTATATATGATGGTGTTAATGAATACCCATTAAGCACAGATAACATTTCGTCTATTACGTTGGCTAATAGTAGCAATCAGAGAAACGTGTTGACTATTGGGTTAAATAAGAATGAATACTTTCGATCGTTAACGGGACTAAATGTATATCGCAGTTATGCGGAGAATGGAACTGCAACCCCTACTTCATTTAGAAGAATTAAAAGAATTAATATTAATGGAAAGGTAGGTACTAACGACCAAGTGGTTTCTGTTAGTAACGCTAAGACAAGCAAGTATATTACTTATTCAACTAATGGATTTCCAACGGAGGCAGAATTAGAGTCTAGGTGGAATAGTGCGTTTGATTCAACTTGGTCATCATTAAATAATATTTTTTACGGACTACATAAGACCATAACTGAAGAAGAATATAATACTCTTCAAAGTGGAGACTCATCTAGTGTATTGACATACACAGACCCTGATACAAAAATAGTGTACTATGCTGATTTAGCTAGTACCGATTTTTATAGCTCAAAGAGACAGAATGGAAGTGATATAAGTAATTTTACTGTAGTAGGAGAATGGGATGATTATTTCTTAGATAGTAATAATCGTATGCTAAGTAACCCTGTTACTGAAGCCTATTCAGAAAACCATGAAGACAAGAATTTCTTTGAGGCTAGTGGAGATACTGTTCTCCTTAAAGTTGTTCAAGTTATAGGTGGAGTACAAGGGGCTAGTTTAATATATCCTATAACGGGTTGCTTTATGGGTTCAGATAAGATTTATTCTCCAAGCGTAGATGCTTTTTCATTGAATAATAATTATTCAGGCATTGATTTAGATATTAATTACACAGATAATAATGGCTCATCTCAAACTGCAAATGAACAAATATTAATACATGATGCAAGATGCATTCAGGTTGCAATCCCAACAGGAGGTTTATCAGCCGATATGAATGCGATGTCTTATCGGGATGCGGGTAATGGTAACAACTCTTCAACAAATGCTATAGCACCTAGGGACGTATCATTTTCTACAATCAATAATTTATCTTATGCAGTTAGTAATAATGCTATAACTATCACTTATCAGGACAAGGGCGATTCTACGGGTAGTTTGCCATTAGTAGCTATGGGGTCTAATATAGATTTAGAATGGAAACATAGTATTCCTCATGGTGGTAGAATGTTTGTTGCCAATGTCTTACTAGACCCTAAAGATGCTAGAGAAGAGCATGGCGATATGATATGTTTTTCTGAGGTAGGTCAACCCGCGATCATACCAATAGTAAACTTCATACAGATAAAAGACCCTCAGGGTGGAGATATTACGGGTATGCAAAGCTTAGGGGATAGCTTAGTTGTCCTTATGGAAAATGGAACGTATAGATTAAAAGTACCAAGCGTTGACCCTAGGACATATTCTATTATGGAATCTCACGAGCAAATAGGATGTATAGCTAGTGATTCAGTTGTTAAAGTTGAAGACGTTATATATTTCTGTGGACGTGGTAATATTTATAAGATAGATGGTTCATTCTTAATTGATGAAATAGGCGACCCGATACTTGATACATATTTAAAGGTAGATAGTAAAGATAAGTCTATCGCAAGGTTTGACCCGATAAAAGAAGTTATAGTATTTAGATTGGGTACTACTCAAAAGATTTTATATGAATATAATATTAGGTCAGGACTATGGAATAAGATTAAAACCTATGGTAGCGTTAGTCATATTGAGCAAGGCTATAACGGAGACCTGTATTATTTCGACAATACTCAATTAACTGTCACTAGGGAAGATGGTGCAAACTTAGCAGAAGACTCTGATGTAACCATTGATGAAACCACAGACCTAGGAGAATCTTCTACTGTCTTTACGGCTACAGATACTTTAGTAGAAAATTTGGCTGATGACCAAGAAAGTTGGGGTAATGATAATCAAGGTGGATATGGACAGATAAATAGTGGATATTACTTTTTAGATAAGTCTGATATTGGTGGTTCAAATAATGGTTATTGGGTAAACCAAGAGTATGTACCAATGCGTATAGTCTCTGATAATATTTTGAAATCAGATGGCTCAAGGGTAGTTGTCGGAGAGCTCTTAATATTAGAGAGAACGGGACTTGATGATGGGAAGTATAATTGGATTGATATATACGATGCGGATGACAACACAACAAGTCTGAATTTTCCATCAATGAGAAAAGTATTTATAGAAATACCCTTTGCTCAAATGGGGGAACTTAAACTAGAAAATGATGCATACTATCAGGTAGGAGATTTTGAATCATGGGAAGATGCTTATGGCAATATAAATACTGACGATAGCAAGATCGTTATATTTAGAGCAAACACTTCTACTACACAAGCAAAGCAAGTTACTTCCGATTCATTGAGTAGTTATGATGTATCATACTATATAAGGTATGACGATATCTTAGCCATGAGAAGATGGACAGATATATATAGTGATACTCCTAGCGAAGAAAGCGGTTCAGATGGTATATATGTAGGTGGCACAGATTCATATAGTACTCCATTAATTACCGCAGTAAATAGTAGTGCGGATGTCACAAGTGATGGCTCTAACACGCATATACCATATTGGGGAAAGATTCATACACCAAGTAATGCAGAGATAGCGTCTCTTTGGGATACTTCTGCCTCAGGAAATCCAACTAAGAGAGCGGGAGAATACTTAGGGATAATGTATCACACTAGAGAAGATAGTGTTAGACCTTATACTATGGAATATCAAGTATGGGCAATCTACTATCCTGATGGAAACGATAGCGGTCATAGTACAGGGATATGGAGACCTCTTAAGGATTCTGCCAACGTCTATAGTAATTCGCTATCATATACATATTTTTATAGAGTACTTAAAAAAGGTGGTGTAGTTATAAACGGGGAGTTAGCTAATGGTGGTACGCAGTTAAGTACATTAACCTATCCCGCTTACAATCCACTCTCATCTAACGCTATAATGTTAAGAGAGATACCGATATCAGATTTAGACGACGTAACATTTTATACAGGCAATATCTTACCAACAAGAGGATATTCAGAATACACGGAACAATAATATGGCACTAGGCGACGATATAACCAACGCAACGATGAATCCAATACCTACTCTTACATCTTTAAATAGTGTAACGAGTGGAAATGAATTATATACCGCTACAGGTGGTTCAGGTATTTGGAGGCTTAGAAGTCATGGTATTGACTTGGAGAATAATGGACAAGAGCAATATCAATCTACTAGAGCGACTAAATGGTTTTCATTAGGAGATTACGAAAAGCCATCAAAGGTAAGAAGAATAATGATGTCTTATTCATCTTACGTCCCTATTGAAGTATGTGTATATAAAGACCATGAAATCTTACCCGCTTTTGTATTGAGCTTTCCAAGCACATCGCAAAAAGATAATCAGGGAAGAGAAGTAAAGGGAGAAAAAGAATTAGTTTATAAAAAGGCTACAACTAGGGCAAGGGTTTTAAAACTAGAAGTTAAAACACCGAGCATAGATAGTGGCTATTATGAAAATAGTAAAGTAGAAATATATGGAATTCAAGTTGAGGTAGTACCGCGTCGTGGCAAATCAGATTGAGAAAAAAGATTTTAACCTACTTCAAAGCGAGGTACAGGACAAACAATCTAAGATCGTTGTTACTGATAACCTTGCTCAGTTAGATAATATGAGTGAGTTCCAAATTGCGATAGTAAGGAACTACGACGCAGATAATAATCCATCGGATGAAATGGGAATGTATGTCAAATTCGATGGTCAGAAATATAAAGTGAACTTAACTAAAGTGGATTAATTATGACGGGAATGGAACTATTAGCATTGACCTCAGCCGTTAAAGGCGGTGTAAAGGGAGTCAAAGGCTTATATGATTGGGCAACAGGCGGTAATACTTCAGAAGAATCTGCCTATATAAAATATCTTAAGAACCAAATGAATCAACCTATGTTTTCTCAGGACGATATAAATAGGTCAATTATGACGGGTAATCAACAAGCATCTTCTACTTTTGGCAGAGGTGTAGCTGACGCTCAGGGCAACCTTACTATGCAAGGATTAGACAACTCAGTAGTAGCAACTCAAGTTCCAATTAAGGCTCAACAAGAATTAGCTGATAAGCAGAATATGAATGCAACAAGTATTGTTATGAATGCCGATCAAATGAATAAAGAGAAAAAGAGAAGAGATAATCTTAACTATCTTGAGGCAAAAACAAAATTAGCAGAAGTCAGAAGAGCTAGAAGAAATCAGGGATTCAATGATTTCGTAGATGGTGCAACTGATATATTTACTTCTGTAGGAGATTTTAGAGCGGGTTCTGAATTACTAACCGATGGTAGTACAGACGTAAAAGACGTTAGAAGTTTATACTCAGTAAGTAAAAAAGATAAAAGAAACAAAGAGGGGAAATCGTCCTAATGGGATACGGAAAAGCTAAAAAGAATTATGCAATGGCATTGAAGAAAAAGAAAAGCTATGCCATATTCAAAAAGAAGAAAGGCAAATTTCCTGATTTAAACAAAGATGGAAAGATTACCAAAGCTGATATACTTATGGGTCGTGGTGTACCTAGACGTTCAAAGCGTAACCCTGAGGCTAATAGTAAGTTTAATGAACGTGGAAGTGGGGGGACTAGAAGTAACTACACTCAGATGAATCAAAGACCCGCTAACCCTGAGCAAATTGAAGAAAACAATCGTAGAGTTAAACA